ATCAGCCGCCCATTCAAGCTCTGCGTTTGTTGCAGAATGATTAGCACTCTTAACCTTGAGGACTTGACCAGCCGACCCAGTGTCAGCGGGTAATTTTAAAACTGTATTAGCACTGCTACTTGGTGGCCCAGCTATTTCTGCTGAACCTCCACTAGCTGCTGCTGCAATCTTTACTCCTGCCATTAGGGTTTCGGATACTTGTCTTTGGTGGCTTTAATAGCCTTAGCAAATTCGCCTGTGGCATCGACCTTACCAGCAATTATATCCTTATAGAGGTTATCGAGCTGATCACCAAGTGAAGGGTAAATAGTATCTGTAATACCTTCTGTCAATCCTTCTCTATCCTTTCTATACTTAACAGCCGCTGCTGCTGTATTTAACTCTGCACGAGCTGTGTCTACTTTAGATTGTTCGATAGTAATTTTATTACCATCTTTATCAAAAGGCCCATGTGTTGCATCACATCTTATGGCATCTGGATATGCCTTTAAGATGGCTCTCATGTCATAACTCATGCCACTATCTCCATTACTGTTAAGGTTGAAATTGCGGTAACACAGTGAAAATCGTCTTGAGACTCACCTTGTTCACTTGTATTTACTCGGTAATCCCATTGACCATTTGTATAACCTGTTTGTACTTTATAGACAATTTCATCTGTAGTACTAGGAGAATCTAAATAAGTACCCATAAGGTTTGTAGGACTCATATGACCATTATAGTTATGGTTATTATTATGAGAACCATCCATCTTGGTACACTTTATTCTATTTGATCCAACTGTATCACCTACGGCTACTGAAGCTGTAGCTCCTGATCCTATCTTTCTTTGTATATGAATACCTCCATATCTTCCATCAGCATGAAAAGCAATATCATATATAACTAATATTTTATTTGATGCGTTAGTTGGTGTTATTTTTACACACCAGACTGAACCAGCACCAGCTTGATCTGTACCAGTTAAATCAGTACCAAAATCGTTGAAATCATTAGTACTATTTGAGTTATAATTGGTGAAAGTTTCAGCAGAACTTTTAGTAGAAGATAATACTTGAATTACCCCACCATTTCCTAATTTAGTACCTCCTGCTGCTTCAGTTGCTAGTGCATCTTTATCTATTGTGCCGTCAGGTACACCACCTACGGCTAATCCTCCGATAATATTTGATGATCCGTTGAAAACTAATGCCATAATAATATTCTAACTGATAACCCAGCGTCCGTTAACAGTAATGGTAGCATTGTTTGTAATTGGGCCAACTGAATGAGCTCCTTCTGTAGCAGCTATCGTTGTGTTGTTACTGATTGTTAATGTATTCTTATACATTGTTCCATCAGCAGAAGCAGAGGCTACCCCTGTTAGGTTTGAACCATCTCCATATAAAGTGTCAAAGTAACCATTCTGCCATCTAACAGAACTAGTTCCAAGATCATGTGAACTATCAGCCGCAGGATCTAAATCACCAGTTATGGTGACTCCAGTTGCGGTAGTATTTAACTTCTGAGCAGTATTGTGGTATAGCCTACAGCCATCAGTTTCTGAGAATCTAGCTATATAAACATTACCAATTCCTTTGTTTACAGCAAAGATAATCCCATCACCAGATGCAGTGCTAAACCACATCGAACTTGCACCAGATAATCCTTGATCAGCTATTCGAAAAAGACTACCAGTATGTGTAATTGATACGTCATTGCCAGTACCGAATCTAGCGTTTACATTATCGTTAAAGTCAACACCGTTAGCACCACCTACTCCTGCTGGTACATCTGCCCATAACATTCCACCTGTTTGTCCTGACTGTGCTTGAAGAAACTTTCCATTAGTCGGTGCATTACCAATACTTAACTTTGCTTCAGTAACTGTTCCATCAGATACAGTGCCAATGTTAACTGTTGAACCTAGCGTAATGATAAAGAAAGGAGCGTTCTGAGCTGGTGGAGAACTGAAGATGATCGAACTTCCATCTATTGCAAATCCTTCTGATGGTTGACTCGTGCCTGCATTAGGTTTCTGAACAACACCGTTAACAGAACAGATTAATTGTTGAGCAAAAGAAGGTGGATTACTTAATACAAACCTATAAGCTCCATTTCCATCACCAGTGTCATTGAAGGCTGCACTATTACCACCTGTTCCGTTATAAGAACTAAGAGTATTAAAGTTAAAGCTACCGATTGATTGAACTTCTTTATATGCGCTGGTAGTTGCGTCATATACCATCATCTTGTCTGTTGACTTTACATATACCAAATCACCTTCATCGTTATTAGAAGTAGGAACGTTATCTAATACTCTGTATCTTGCATTGAAATCATTGATGTCATCACTCAGCGCTTTAACATCACTCTCTTTCGCTAGCTGCTTGTGATAAACGTATCTATGAACAGCAGGTGTTCCACTTGTACTGTTCGTAATATCAGATGTGACTTGTAATCCAGTGTCATCTGTCAGTGTCGCTGCTGCATACTCAGAAGGAAAGCCTGTAATTCTTACATTCTTATTTGTACCAGCACCATTTGTAATGGTTATCTCATTAGAACTGGTCGTAAATCCTGATCCAACATCTTTAATACTGACAACTACACCTTGAGCTGGTTGTGTAGCAGGGAAGTTAGTAGGCCCGTTGACTGCAACGAAACCTCCAAGTGCATTAACAACACTGGTTACATGATCTGCTACTGCTTTTGATGTTGGTAATTCTGTGTCGCTATTACTTGTAAGAGAGGTGGCTTTCGTCATGCCACTCACTACATTTAAGTTTCCAGCAGTAGAAGTAACTCCATCTAACTTATTTAGTTCTGCTGTTGTTGCAGTGATTCCAGTTAAGGTATTCAGCTCATTAGTAGAGAGAGTCGCACCATCAAGAACTGCGACCTCACCTGATGTAAGTAATGCAAGGTTGACGGCTGATCCTGACTGGCAACTAGAGAGAGAAGTTAGGTCTGCATCTAGTGGTTGCTTCCCATCTATCTGTGTCTGAATAGCAGAAGTAACTCCATCTACATAGTTCAGCTCAGTAGTAGAAAGAGTTGCTCCATCAACAAGTTGTACTTCAGCTTGAGTTAGATCAGCCAATGCAGCGGCTGTATCAGAACTCATAGTTGCTAGCTCTGTTAACTCAGCATCTAAAGGCTGCTTTGCATCTAGCTGTGTTTGGACATTAGAAGTAACTCCATCGACATAATTAATTTCTGCTGTCGTAGCAGTCACTCCATCGAGGAGATTTACTTCAGCAGTAGTAACTGTTGCGCCATCTAGTATTTGAACTTCTGTACCAGTCAGGTCAGCAAGAGAAGAAGCTGTTCCTGAACTCATTGTTGCGAGTTCAGTTAACTCTGCATCTACTGGTTGAGTTGTTGTATCTACATAGTTCTTTGTTGCTGCATCCTGTGCTGCACTAGGATCTGTAACATTAGTTAAACGCTGATTATTTAGAGTTGGCTGACCAGTAGCAGCATCAATAGATATACCTTGCTTCTGTGTGTCATCTAGCTCTTGAGCATTATATAAATGCTGTAAGTTACTGGTATCTAAGTCTCCTGCTGTAAGAGTTGAGCCATCTGCATAATCAACAAGCACTCCTGTTAAAGGAGTAATCCTTCTAATCTCTACCTTAATTCCATTAGCAGGGGCACTGGCTAAACGTGCAGTTGCTTTGTTGGGTTCAAATGTAAATGAGGTATTAACAAAGTTGACATATACCTTTACGTGATCCTCATTGATATAAGGAAAGGTGATGTTGAAATCGGTCTGTGACCCATTCCCTGTATAAGTATCGAGTGCGTAGGCCATAGGTTAATTACCTGTTAATTGAGGCTGCAAAGTCTTGAGCATTTAGATCCATACTATCTCCTTGATTGTAAATTGGATCTAATGGTGCTCCTCTCTTTTGTCTTTCTCTTAATTCTTCAGCTGCTTCTAGCTGTCTTTCAACCACAAGAACTTCCATTCTATACTCGTTACTAGTATCTTTTCTGAATTTTTCTTTTGCCGCATGTTTGAAATCATTCATAATTTCTTCTATAAATTCATTTTTTGCAAACCCTGTACTTCCATCTTTATTATCTAAAGGATGGATAATATATTTATATTTCTTATAATCAGGAGATCTCATACGATTATATAAAGTTTCCATTAATGTCTTTCCATGTATCTCAGTTGTATAAATATATTCCTTATATTTTCTGAAAGCTGGTGCACTTAATCTAATTCCATGTGCAAAATCACTAGGTCTTGGTGGCTCAAATGTTGCTCCAGCTCTAGAGAGTTTAATCAATTCATCATTAACTAAAGCGGCTTTATAGTTAGTAGTTATTATTCCTTTCTTCTTTTGATTAGGAGTTCTAGGATCAAAATCATGTCCTTTAGAACCTATTCCAAATTCACTAGGAGTACCCAATATTGTTCCAAAATAAGCTCCTGTTAATCTTGATAACCAAGGAGCATCGTCATAAGGAAGTTGGTCACTACCTAAGAAACCAGCATTTCTAATTGGTAAGCCAGTTACCCAATTTATTCTTTCAGGAAGACTTTCAGAAAAACCTGGAATTGTATTTTTAATTTCATCTATCTGCTGTCTCCAATATCCAGCAATCCAATTCATCAGAGGATTGCCATCTTGGAAGTTTGCATCTGCTTCTTCAAGATAAACAGTTCTTCCTAAAGCATCCTTTGTTTTGACTAACCCCTCTCCTGCCTGATCGAAAGATTCAATTGGATTAACAGAGCTATCAACTGTCCTCTTATATCTATCCATTGCTCTGCTTACTTCTCTCATCCTCCCTGATTCTGGAATAAAACCAGTGAATAATCTTTGAACATATCTTGCCATCTTGCTACGTTCTGAAGCTTCTAATTCTCTTCTACCTGGAAGATTATTTCTCATTAATCCAACAGCATCTATGAATTCAACAATGCCTTTGTAATAAGTAGAATTAAATCTACCTAACATTACATTTGCTGAAGTTGATACAGAGAATGTTCCAATCATCTCTTTTCTTTGTTGCTCAGACATATCTGCATACAACATCTTGTAATCAGCTAATCCTGCAATAAAAGTAGCTGCTGGCTCAAACCCTCTATAAGAATGCCAACGACCATATACAGGATTACCATTCTTATCTCTACCTCTTGTTCTCCAAGATAATGCAGGTCTTTCTCCATCTGTCCATTCCTTTCTCATAGCAGGACTATTTGGCCCATAGCCTGTGAACTCAATAGGAAACTCTTCATTGTTTAAAACAGTTGTTGCAAATAAACCTCCTGCTACTGTTCCTGTTGCAACTTCTCCTTTCCATCTATTACGCAAGTAAGCATTCTCGTTGAAGAGATCTCTATAAAAAGTATCGACTGTCATATTTAAACCTGGAATCATTCTGACCCATTGCTTTGTGATATCACCAGGAGATCTATTAAAAGGCTGAATGAAACTTGCAATATAACCATGTCTTGATGATTGCATCTTGCCCCAGAATTGAGGCACTTGTGACCAAGCTGAAGTAAGTGTGGGAGTCATCTGTCCTACACCTGGAAGATTCTGCAAATCATCAGCTTGTTGGACAATTCCATCAGCTCCTCTCATAAATCTATTCCAATGTCTTTGTGCTCCTTCCAGCTCTCCATCCCGATATTTTCTTGCAAATGCTTCTATATCAGCAGCTTCAGTCATCCCTCTTGCTTTAGCTAATTCCATTCCATATCTCTTACTTCTGTTTGGCATTTTTGCTCTTACCTCATCTGTGAAAGTAAGAATCCTTCCTATCTGAATAGCTGCTTCATCTTTCATAATTGCATCTGCAATCGTTTCTCCATTGATAACAGCATCGAAAGTATAGAACTCAACCTTTGCATCAGCCCATTGTTCTGCATAAGATTTCAAATCGTTACCCTTCAATCCTTTTGCAGCTCCTTGGCTTAAACCTTCTTCTAATCCGACAACATGTGCAAGAGAATTACCAGCTAAACTCTTAGTAAAGGTATCCATAGCCAACTGACCTCTAATATTCCAAGTACCTAGTTTCCATAGAACATTGGCTGCATGATGCGCAGGATTATTTTTTAGCTCATTAATGAAAGGAGTTTTATTTAAGTCGTAAGAAGGATGAGGATCATCTAATTGATAAGCACGATTTCTAGCATAAGTGTTATTCATATCTACCTGACCTGTTACATCTCCCACCCATGCACCTGTCCTTATCTTTGGATCATATAAAGATTGACCAGTCATCCATGCCTTCTGCCCTAATTTCAATGAACCATAGAAAGTTCTAATTAAATATTCATACTGTTGAACAGCTAATCCCATGTCTCCTCTTGTTGCTCCGTAGAACAAAGGTTCAACAAGTGTTCTACCTAATCCAGAAGTTTGAACAGCCCATGTTTTTGCAGCACTTAATAAGTTATTGACATAGTAAACAGCTAACCCTTTAGTTTTCTTTTCATAATCATCTATCTTCCTAGATTTCTTAACTCCTTCTTTTGCATCTGGTGAACCAAGTAGATCTTGGATAGTTTTTAATCCATGCTCTGTATCTGTATCCATGATAAGAGTTTGTATTTGATGTCTGAAAGCTTCAGATCTAGGTGTCCATTGACCTGTTTCTAATGCTTGTAAATATTCAGGAGGAAGATTTGTATAAACAACATCTGCTGGTACTTTTGATGCTTCTGCTATTGCTGAAGCCTTATCAAAACTTAAGCTCTGCCTCTTCAATGTTTCAGTAATACCTTGAGCATTGATTTGTGTTTGTGCTGTTTGAAGTAGTTGACCTGCACTTCTTGTCCATATTTGATAAACCCTAGAGAATTGCAATGCTGCATTCAGATATCTGTGCATTTCTATAAGAGCTTCAGTCTGGTCGATAGCAGGATTGTTTACTGCATTAACTGATTTTGTCGCCCATCTTGCTGCTTCTTCTGATGCAAAGTTAAGGCCAAACTTTAATTTTATTAAGTTAGTTGCATTCTCGACATTGTTATTAAAGATCTCTGTTGCACCTACAAGACTTTCATCATATAAAATATCCTCCAGATTTATACCATCCTTACGGAAGACTGACTCTAATTCTTGTGCAATCTTTCTTCCACTTAAAGGAGGCATTCCAGTTGCCATTATCCGATTTAATCTTTTGCTAATAGCATTTAAAATGATCTCAAAATCTGAACCTTGTTCACTTGCGTCAGAGTAATAACGATTACCCTTACCACCTGGCATTAATGGTGATCTAAGAGTTGTTATATCTTGTTCTATATCCCATAAACCAGCAGCTTCTAATAATGGCTTTCTTCCTTCTGCTACATCTTTATATGTTCTAAGAACATCAGCTGGAATATCATCAGGAGATCCCTTCTTGAAATCAGGTTTATATTTGTCAAGGGTATCTTCCATATCTCTATAGAGTATTTGAACACCTGGATCTGATGGATCAAGCTTTTTACCTATAGAAGCCTTATCTAAAATACGTTCAGCCAGAGTGCTATATGCACCTTTTATATTTGTAATATCTTCAGATGTAGCACCTAAAGAATATTCTCTAGCTTTTTCGATATTCCGTCCTTTCACAAAATCATTGAAAATCTTTTCAGTACGAGGCCCACCTAATTGAGCTTTTAAACTAATCCATAAATCTTTAAATACTAGTCCTAGTTCTTGTATCATTCTTGTAAATGTTCCACTAGAAGCGAGATCAGCTTTCTTCCAATGTTTTAATAAAAGTTGATCTGTCATCATCTCTGCAAAATATTCATCAACTTCACTAAATCTATAATTCTGATCTGTAAATCCACCTCTAAATGAATCGTCTGGATCTATCGATCTAAGAAAATCTGTATGTCTTTTGTCCTTCACTTTAAACTCTATTTCTAACATGTCATAGGAATCAATTATCTTGATAGCATCAGTAAGTGAATCCAATATTTTAGACTCACCAGGAGCAAGTTGTCCTTTAGAACTCTTGACTAACAACTCATCAATCTTAGTCTGAATCATATTTAACTTTGGTTTATTATCGTCAACAAATTTCTTAGCTGCTGCAACTTCTTCGCCTAGAGCTTTAAGTTCTCTTTCTGCATTCTTTATATAACGTGATTGTTCTTTTGCAAATTCTTTCTTATAAGCTTTCAAGTCTGCTTCTGGAAGATATCTCGATAATGTATGCCATAATTCATGCACCATAGTTCGAGTGAAAGTTCCTTGACTCATAATCTTGGAATTTATTTCAAGTAAATTTTTACCAAAAGCAAATCGACCTTCCGCCTTTATCTTTTTAAAAAAGCTAAAAGATACATCCTCAAACATACTATCTCCCATCATATCTATAAATCTTTCAATCGTTCTTACATCATCAAGATCAAGTTTCTGCTTCCCAATATGTGATCTCAACTGTTCTTTTATTTGTTCTGCTCCACGATGATGACTTAATGAAACCTTGCCTTCTCCTAAACCAGCATTCCTTGGATTATTTCCTTCTAAGTTATCAATAATTTCAGAGAAACTTTTTCCTTCTATAAAAGCATCTGCTATTTCATCATCTCTAACAACTTTTTGCTTATATTCATAAATAGGTTCTGACTCAAATCTTCCTGTCTCTACGTTATATCCAGGTGTTTCACCTTTCTTTCTCATAGAAGTTTTCTTCCTAAAATAAGGAATATCTCCTCTCTCTAATGCACCTGCAAGCTCTTCAACTTTAAGTGACCAAGATTCTTGTGCTGCTTGTATCTCTGCAAATCTTTCTGGGCCAACAGGATTACCATCTGCATCAACCCAATCTTCACCTGTCCAATTAACTCCTTCTTCTAATAGATCTCTATCTGCTTCAGCTTCTATTGCTGCTGCTTCTCTAGGTTCATCGACTTTAGTTTCACTTGCTTTTAGTTCTAATTCATCTAATCGATTTTGTAATGGCTTATTAGTTCTATTCCATTTATTCCAGATCTTAGCCTCATCAGTCATCCTTCTCTTACCATCAATGGTTTCGTAGAAAGGTGTTGGCTTAGGTGGTTCTGGCCCTAACTCTTCTATCTGTTGCCTAACAGAATCAAGATCACCAGTAATATTTTTAACTCCTCTTTTCTCTACAACTAAACCTCTTTTTGTTCTTTGTAATTT